GTTTGATAAACTCTTTTGAGTTTAACATTGTCAAAGTCTTGTAAGTTTCTGGACCAAATTGATACCAGTTATTACAAGTTTTTTTATTTTCTAAAGGATTATTATAACAATACCAAACATCTGAAGCATAATCTGGAAATTCTTTTGATATTATTTTTGCTTGTTCCTGGTCAAAAAAATTATCGATTACTTGATAATAAAAAGGAAACTTTATCTCCACTTGGGCCCTTCAAACCAACTTGTCATACTATATCTAGTTCCCTTTAAGACAGGGTTTGCTTGATGATCTATGAATGCAGGAAAGAATGTTACGGTTCCTTGTTGTCTAATATCTTCTTTATTTGGATACTCATTACATTGGAAAAATGTCAAATCACCACCTTCATAATCATTAGGATCTGACAATTGAATAACTGCAGAAAGTTTTCGATGTCTTTCAGAATTGTTTACCCAAAAGATATCTTTATGTCTCTTATACTCTCCTTGAATATCTCCATCATATTTTGCAAGTTGAATATATTCAAGATTGTCGATATGAAAACCAAACCACTTTTTATTTGCTTCTCGTTCTAATTTCCAGATATCATCATAGAGTTCTGAAAAATCTTGGGGATACAACCAAGTTACATCACTTTTTCTATAGTTTTCGATTTGAGTCAACCCATCTTCCCCAAGATTTGCTCTTTGGAAAGATTGGTTTTTTGATTTTTCAATAATTGAATTACAATATTCTTTTGAAAAGTATGATTTAAAATAACACCATTCACCTAACATCTTTTAATCTCATAATATTTTGTTTTATAGAAACCTACATTATTCTACAAGAGCTGCCTCACCTGGAGTCTCATCAGTATCGGTCACGGCGTTAGGATCGATAAAAGTAATTGCATTAACAGCAACCTTATTTTCAACTCCACGAAGCTGATCCTCTAGGATTTCTTGATAGTACTCTTCGTTAACAGAACCATCTTCTAGTCGGGGAATGTTGATCGATCTTTCGTGAATAAATCCAGTGTCGTTTGTATAGGTAACTTTTACTGTAGTATCTTCCGCAGTAATTTCTGGGGAGGTGTATGTAATGGCCATAACAGTTCTTTGTTTATTATTATTTAGTCTACAACTGGAACATATGATGTCCACTTATACCCATGATTTCCCAAGTGTAATTCATTGTTCAGGTAGTTCTGTTTTTTCGTTCTCTTCTGGAGCTGCAGCTTCTGGAGTAATTCCGTTTGATGTAAGATACTCCACAATACCTTGAAGTTTAGTGAATTCTTGTCTTTTTGATGAAAGAATATTATTTAATTCTGTCATTTCATTAGAAAGGGTTCTTTGAGTCTCAAGAATAGACTTCAAATGTGATTCGTGATTAATCATAATTTTTTCAATTTATTTTGTAACTTGAGTTTATTTATCTCTTTTTGTTGTTCCTTTATTGCTTCAATCAAGATAGCAGTAATGTTTCCATAAGATACTGACTTGAGGCCTGTATTCTCATCTTGACTAACAATTTCTGGAACAACTTCTTCAATTTCTTGAGCAATCACACCGATTTGATGTTGCCCATTCATATCATTTCTATCATACTCAACACCTCTCATCTTAAGAACTTTATCAAGAGCATTAGGAATAGTAGTGATGTTGTCTTTGAGAGATACGTCAGAAGAACTGTTGATATTGCCAGTTGCTGTAAAATGACCGGCATCATCAAAGGTAAAACGAGTTGTTGAACCATCACGAATGTAGAAGTTACCAATTCCGCTGTTAAGGTCCATATACATATGGGATCCATCACAGAAAAACTCAACATCATCACCACTACCAAAATATAGATATTCGTTATCTGATAAATCTATGTGACCTCTGATGTTTACTCGACCGTTAAAAGTAATCTCACCTGTTGCAGTATCATTAGCATCAGACCTTAAGAATTGAGTACTATCTAAACTATCAAGAGTACTTGCGTTTGTTGTAGTTAAACCGCCAGCACCCTGAACCCCTTGAGGACCTGTAGAACCTGTTGGACCTGTAGAACCTGTCGATCCTTGAACCCCTTGAGGACCCGTTGGACCTGTGGAACCTGTAGAACCTGTTGGACCTGTAGAACCTGTAGAACCTTGTCTTCCTTGATTACCTTGAGGACCCGTTGGACCTGTGGAACCTGTAGAACCTGTGGAACCTGTAGAACCTTGTCTTCCTTGATTGCCTTGAGGACCTGTTGGACCTGTGGAACCTGTAGAACCTGTAGAACCTTGTCTTCCTTGATTACCTTGAGGACCTGTTGGACCTGTGGAACCTGTAGAACCTGTAGAACCTTGTCTTCCTTGATTACCTTGAGGACCAGTTGGACCTGTAGGACCTGTAGAACCTTGAACCCCTTGAGGACCAGTTGGACCTGGATTGTTTGAAATAGCAGTATCTGTGTATCCAGTATAGTAAGAACCCTGCTGACCATCAAGAGTATCAGCATCAAGTCCACTACCAGAACCATCATTACCAGCGTTCCAAACAACGTTACCATTAACAATAAGCGAATTATTATTTCCAATAACTCTTACACCAGATTGACCGTAGGATGTACCTCCATCAAGTCTGATTCCTGTTGGCCAATTTAACTCTAATTGCTGATAATTGTTAGCCGACCAAGCGCCCGCAGTTCTGTATATTGCATAGTTAGTATCATTATCATGCCAGAAGATACCTTCATTATATGTGGCTGTATGTCCTACGGAACCGGAGGCTAAGACATTATTAATTCCTATGGCAATATTGTATCCAGATCCACCGATTCTAAGGTCTCCTTCTTTTGTCTGAGTAGTTGTTGATGTGTTGAGATAATATGTACCATCTTGGCCATCAAGCAGATCAGCATCTAACCCTGAACCTGAGCCGTCGTTGCCAGCGTGCCATGCAGTGGAACCGTTTATATTAAACCCATTACTAACATAACTCGTTTCCCATGATGAAATTAGAGCACGAATTGTGCCATCATCTCTGCGTAATCGCATGTCAGGGTATCCGGTGTTACTGGCAACCCAGAAACCTGAAGGATTGTCGTTACCTACAGCTTGAGTCACAAATTTATATGGCCAGGTTCCTTCACGAACCTCCGTTAATTCGATAGCGTTATCGTCAAGATTATTCAGGTCCATGTTGATCACATGGCTATTAATTTGCAGATTACCTGTTAAAGTATCATCAGCATCAGATCTTAAGAAACTTCCGCTATTGATTCCATCGAGAAGATCTGCATCTAAACCACTACCAGATCCATCATTACCAGCATGCCAAATTTTATTTACGTCTTGAGGCCCCGCCCAGAGATTTCCATCATACTCAATAGTAAATTTAACTTCGCTAGAAGTGTTTCCATTAACAACAGGTATGCCAGTGGTATTTCGTGTAGCAAATTTAAAATAACTAACGTCAGTGTCATCGGCACCAATTGCCCAGTAATTGTCTCCGGTATTATCTCTTTCGTCACCAAACCCAATTTGAGGCGATCCCGCTTGAGTTGCATCTAATTTAATTTGTGCTTCATTGGCAGCAGTACCACCACGAATTTCTAAAGTTCCTCCCGTAGAAATGTCAGCAGCATCAGATCTTAACAAAGTACCGTAGTCAGAAGCACCTGCGATTGTGCCTCCAATAAAGTTACCAGAACCGTTAATACCTTTGGCAGTACCGTCAACAAAGAACCCATTATCTGCTCTGATATATTGTGGAGTATAGATGTTCTTTGCGGTTTCCTGATTAATTCTTAACCAAGTAGTATCTTCGCATCCAATCTCACCCACCCGGGTGGTTCCATTATAGAATTGAATATGATCAGAGACGTTATTGTCTGTCTTTTTAAGAAGGATTCTTGCACTTCCAGACGAAGTTAAATCTCCAGAAAATGTATCAGCAGCATCAGACCTTAAGAATTGAGTACTATCTAAACTATCAAGAGTACTTGCGTTTGTTGTAGTTAAACCGCCAGCACCTTGAACCCCTTGAGGACCTGTTGGACCTGTTGGACCTGTGGAACCTTGTCTTCCTTGATTACCTTGAGGACCTGTTGGACCTGTAGAACCTGTCGATCCTTGAACCCCTTGAGGACCTGTTGGACCTGTAGAACCTTGAACCCCTTGAGGACCAGTTGGACCTGTAGAACCTTGTCTTCCTTGATTACCTTGAGGACCCGTTGGACCTGTTGGACCTGTAGAACCTTGAGCACCTACAGTACCTTGAACTCCTTGGTTACCTTGAGCACCTACGGCACCTTGAGCACCTACGGCACCTTGAACACCTTGATCACCTTTATCACCAGTTCTCGCAAATGTTATAATTACATCTTCGCCATTACTAAAAGAAGTTGCACTACCAGAAATGTAAGAACTACTTACATTAAAATATCCGGTTTGTTCACTGACACTTGATATCGTAAATATAGCAAAATCATCAGCATTAGTTCTATTAGAAATCCTAAAGTGACCCTTTATTGTCGATGTTGAATCATCAATAGTTCTCAAGAATGGTTCTATATTAGTCCCATTATCATCCTCATCATCAATATAAAGATTTAATGCTCCAGAAAATGGATTTTCACTAAACCTTAATTTACCTGTTCCTGGATCCGAATTTGATGTTGAAGTACTGAATGTGTAATCAAAAGTTGCTCCACCAAAGTTACCATCAACACCTTGAGAACCTTGTCTTCCTTGAGAACCTTGAGCACCTACAGTACCTTGTCTTCCTTGATTGCCTTGAGCACCTACAGTACCTTGAGCACCTACTGAACCTTGTCTTCCTTGATTACCTTGAGGACCTGTTGGACCTGTAGAACCTTGTCTTCCTTGATTACCTTGAGGACCTGTTGGACCTGTAGCACCTTGAACTCCTTGAGGACCAGTTGGACCTACAGCACCTTGAACACCTTGAGGACCAGTTGGACCTGTTGGACCTGTTGGACCTACCGCACCTTGAACCCCTTGATTTCCTTGAGGACCTGTTGGACCTGTAGAACCTTGTCTTCCTTGATTGCCTTGAGCACCTACAGCACCTTGAGCTCCTTGACGACCTTGAAGTCCTTGAGGTCCTGTTGGTCCTGTTGCTCCTTGTCTTCCTTGATTGCCTTGAGCACCTACTGCACCTTGAACACCCTGAGCACCTTGAGGTCCAATTGCCCAAGAAGTTTGACTAGTTCCTGAGTAGTATGTGCCGCTAGAATTCGGGAAGTTAACTTGTCCAGGCAACCACTTAACATGTCCATTACCACTATCGCCATTTCTTGCAGCAATAAGAATCCAACCCTCACCAGGATCCCAAGTTGAGTTTTGATAGTTAGTAACTCTAAACTTAGTTTGATCTGATGCATTTCCTTGACCAGGAGTTACCTGATACCAAATTGCCTCCCAAACTCCAAGTGGAATACCATTACCATTGCAAGTTAAGGTAGTAGTAACATTTGCTGAGTTATAATATGTTACTGTTCCAGATGTTGGGCAGTTAATATCAATATACCCATTAGATCCAAATTCAGTTCTTTCTACAGGAATTGCAATAACTCTTGTGGACCAAAGTAGACTTGATCCATTCCAAGTAACTGTTCCACCACCAGAAAGAACGAAGTTTGCATTTGCAGTGTTGTATTCTGTAGGCCCTGTAGCACCTTGAACACCTTGTGAACCTTGACGACCTTGGGCACCTTGAGCACCTACAGTACCTTGTCTTCCTTGATTACCTTGAGGACCAGTTGGACCAGTAGTACCTTGAACTCCTTGAGGACCTGTTGGGCCTGTTGAACCTTGAACCCCTTGATTTCCTTGAGCACCTACAGTACCTTGTCTTCCTTGATTACCTTGAGGACCAGTTGGACCTACCGCACCTTGAACTCCTTGAGGACCAGTTGGGCCTGTTGAACCTTGAACCCCTTGATTTCCTTGAGCACCTACTGTGCCTTGTCTTCCTTGATTACCTTGAGGACCAGTTGGACCAGTAGTACCTTGAACTCCTTGAGGACCTGTTGGACCTGTAGCACCTTGAACCCCTTGAGGACCTGTTGGACCTGTTGGACCTACTGCACCTTGAACTCCTTGAGGACCTGTTGGACCTGTATCACCTTGAGCTCCTTGATTGCCTTGAGGACCTGTTGGACCTGTATCACCTTGAGCTCCTTGATTGCCTTGAGGACCTACTGAACCTTGAACACCTTGAAAACCTGTAGAACCTTGAACACCTTGAGAACCTTGTCTTCCTTGATTGCCTTGAGGCCCAAGATCACCTTTGTCTCCAGTTCTTGCAAAAGTAATAATTATATCTTCAGAATTACTAAACGCAGTAGCACTTCCAGAAACATATGAACAGCTGACTGTGAAATAACCAGTATTTTCAGATACGGACGATATTGTAAAGATCGCAAAGTCATCAGCATTAATTTTATTAGAAATCCTAAAGTGACCTTTAATTGTTGATGTTGAATCATCAATAGTTCTTAAGAATGACTGAATATCAGTTGCATTGTCATCAGTGTCATCAATATACATTGATGATGCACTACTAATATCTGCAGTGTTGAATCTTAATTTACCTGTTCCTGGATCCGAATTTGATGTTGAAGTACTGAATGTGTAATCAAAAGTTGCTCCACCAAAGTTACCTTCATTACCTTGGAATCCTTGAGAACCTTGAACACCTTGGAATCCTTGAGAACCTTGAACACCTTGGAATCCTTGAGAACCTTGTCTTCCTTGGTTGCCTTGAGCACCTACAGTACCTTGAGCACCTACAGTACCTTGTCTTCCTTGAGAACCTTGAGCACCTACGGCACCTTGAACTCCTTGATTACCTTGAGGACCCGTTGGACCTGTATCACCTTGTCTTCCTTGATTACCTTGAGGACCAGTTGGACCAGTAGCACCTTGAACCCCTTGAGGACCCGTTGGACCTGTAGCACCTTGAACCCCTTGAGGACCCGTTGGACCTGTAGCACCTTGAACCCCTTGATTTCCTTGAGCACCTACTGTACCTTGAGCACCTACTGTGCCTTGTCTTCCTTGGTTGCCTTGAGCACCTACAGTACCTTGAACTCCTTGATTGCCTTGAGGACCAGTTGGGCCTGTTGAACCTTGAACCCCTTGATTTCCTTGTGCACCTACAGTACCTTGAACTCCTTGATTTCCTTGAGCACCTACTGTACCTTGAACACCTTGGAATCCTTGAGGACCAACTTGTTGAGTGAAAGTAATATTTGCATCTGTTCCGTTTGAGGTTGCTGTTACTCCAGATCCGATAAAATTAATTGAAGTAAATGTGGTCCCAATACCAACACCTTCTTCTTTTACTTCAATACCAGTAAGTGAAGTATTAATGATTGTTTGTATAGTTTCAATGCCAGTAATATCTTGCCAGTCAACACCAGAGGCAGTAGAAACTAATAGTTGTCCAGTTGTACCAGATTGATTATCTTTATCATAAAGTGATCCACGAACTCTTATGTCACCAGTATCTAAATTAGCAGTTGCATTCGTAGTTCCGATACCAACATTGCCGACAACTTCCAATACAGTAGTATTTTCAGTATAAGAACTTATACCAACTTTAAGATTTCTTTGACTGTTACTGATATACTTAGCCATTATTTTTGATTAGTTGAGGGTTTCTAGAATACTTCCAATAAACTTAAGGTCTGTACTACTACTGCCAGATAATACTAATTTATCTCCACTTTCCAATACTAATTTCCCTGCAAGAAGATTTGCAGTATCGTTTGATGAAATAGGAAACTGTTTTAGCATTTCAGTGGTTACTGCAACACCAACAACACTTCTTTGATGAGATAAAGAAACATCAGCAGAAGTTCCTCCAATATTTGCAACCTGTGCTAAAAGAACTACGCCAGTATATCCAACAGGTGCTGAATAAACGACTGTTGGTGTTACACTTACAACTGCGGTAACTGTTTGAAATACGTTAAGTGCTAAAGCCATTTTATTAATCTCCTCCTAGTGCAAGAATAAAGGGTGTCATTGTTGAAAATAAACTCTTGGAATAAAATGTTCCACTGATGGTTCCTGTTTGTTGATTAATTTGAACCCCATCACCAATTCTAAAGTTTCCTGATTGGTCTGTAGAAGTAAATATAACAATACCTCCATTACGACCATCAGTTTCGTTTGCTTGAATGGGAACTCCACCAGCAGCAGGAAGAGCAGTTGCAATATTTGTTCCAGAACCAATGTATTCAAGAGAATGACCTGATGCAAGAATACGACTTTGTTTAAAGAAAGGAACCGTACTACCAACTCCCACTGCATAAGGAACATTATCACTTAAGATAATGGTACAAATACCAGCAGAAATTGGAGTGGAACTTAAAATTGAATAATATGTTGGAATTAGATTTGCAGTTCCTGTTGCAGTATTAATACCACTGTTAGGAGAAGCAAAAGTTAGTGTTGGTACTGTGGTATAACCTCTTCCATTTGAAACCATTTCAACATTAGTCACTGAACCATCTCTAACTTCGCCCACAGCAGTTGCAGGAACACCCCAAGGTTCACTTGGAGAATCAAAAGTTATATCAACATTCTGTGTATATCCAGTACCACCAGAACCTACAGTCACTCCACCAACTGTAAAATATAACTCATCCAGATAAACTACTTGTCCATCAAAAGGCCTTGGTACATTTATTTTTGCAGTACCACCAGAATCATAGGTGTGAGAGAGTGTAGAGACACCCACATAAACCTCAAAAGAAGTTGATGAAGGAATTGCCTGTACCTCAAAAATATGTCCATTATTTTCTGAGGGAAAATTTACAGTTCCTGAACCAGAAGAACAAGTAAATGCAAGTCCTACAATAGAAATGCCCATTCCAACATTGAAGTTGTGATCAGAATTCACTGTGATTGTGGTAAGTCCTGTTGTATTTTCATAAAGAGCATTTGTTACATTAAGCGTAGGAACATTTAAGTCCAATACAAAAGTATCTGCATTTGTCGATGCAGAACTTGTAACAATACCTGTATATTTTTGAGGTCCAATTCCATCAGCAATTAATCCATAATCACCAAATGAAGAGTTAGAATTTGTGAGATCACATGCAGAACCACTACCACAGAAAAATGCGGTTTCATTAGCGATTGTAAAAATAGAAACTAACTGTGCGTATCCTTCATTAGTAATAGAAACCCCAATACCACCTTGATTATATTGAGTATAACTATCAACCACCATAGATTTTAGTGGTCCAATTGCATTTTTACCATCAATCTTTAATCCAATACTATTTGAAATAAAGTTGGTACAGTTTTGAATATAAGGTGATTGATTGAAATATCCTATTTGATTTGGATTAAATGCAAAAATTGCCTTACCAGAATTCAAAGTTCCTGTGTAAGACATCTCTGCAATATAGTTTCCATTTGCGACATAAAACAAATCTTGGTCTGCATTCTGTGGAGATACTGATACTTCTCTTAAACTATCTCCAACAATTGAAACTTGTTCTGGAATGACTAATGGATTATCTTCTAAATAAGATCCAGAACTAATTTTAATAACTGTTCCTGTTTTTGCTGTTGTGAGTGCTGCTCCAATAGTTCTTTTGGCGTCTCCAAGTTTTCTTCCTGTGTTTGTATCGCTTCCATCTTCTGTAACATACAATATATTAGTAACTGATGCACCGATACCAACTGAAACAATATCAGTGCCTATACCTACTCTTTCTCTTCTTACGAATAGTTCTGCATCATAAGTATTAAGTGCTAGTTCCCCCAAAGGTAAATCATTTACCGTTGGTTTCTTTCCAGGAACAGCAGAGCGTTTAATTTTGATTATAGGTGCAGCCATTCAATTCCTTTCATTGTTGGTATATACCTTATATCTCAATATATATTGAGATTTATTAGTTATTTATGAAAAATCTTCTTCTACCTTTGCTCCTTTTTTAGGTTTCTTGAGTTTCTCAAGTTCTTCATTCTGTTGATTGACCTTTGTGGTCAACAATTCAACTACCTCACTAAGTTGTTTAACTTTTGCATCGTTGGCAATTGATTGTGTAAGTAAGTCAAAAGATTTTTGCTGATACGAAGATATCAGATACTTTAGATCTTGTTCAGTCATAAAATAGAGGGATATAATGTCCCTCTATTTATTTCCATATATTCAATGTCAGAATGTACCACCATCAACGGTGATATTCTCAAGCTTTCTGACACCACTAGAACAATTGATGACTTGTGATTGTCCTGCACAATCATTGACCCAAAGAGAACCAATTTCAAGTGCTGCATGTGCTGCTGCAGTTAAAACTCCAGTTGTTTCAGAGACATCATCACTGATAACAACTCTTGAAGAACTATCATCCCAATATACTGCTGCCTTCTTAGCAGAAGATGTGTAGTAGTTAAAGATAAGACCAATATCTTTATTGAGATCAGAAGATGGCGCAGAACCATCAACCATTCCCAATTCAAGAAGTTGATCTTCAATCGTAGTTTGAGAAGTGTTTACTTGAGTCGTGGACCCATTGACAATTAAATTACCACCAACAGTCAGGTTTGATGCTGTTGCAACAGCACCAGTACTATCAGTAATTGTGATAGATGTGGCACCATCTCTTGCCTTTAGGTTTGTTGCTTCAACTGTTGGAACATCAAGAGATGTTGTGATTTGAACAGCTGATGGGAGTCCAATAGTTAAAGTCTGACCACTACCTGAAGTCTCAACTTCATTTGCAGTACCAGCAATGGTCAATGACTGAGTGTCAAGATCAACAGAACCTGCGCCCGAATCACCAGCAAAGTCTAAATCTTGTGCATTGATACTATTTGTAACTGTCGTAATTTCGGTATCAACATAATCTTTGACAGCAGCTGATGTTGGAAGAGTTGTATCATTATCATTTGATCCAATACCTTCACCTTCAACTACAATTGCAGCTGCTGCAAAGTCTGCAACTTCTACATTAGAGAGTGAATTTCCTGTACCATTTGCATCAAATGTCTTATTAGTTAGAGTATCAGTTGATGCTGCAGTGATGAATACTGATGATGAGTTGTCATAGTTTGACAGATCATTGTCAACTACGAGGTCAATTGTACCATCTGAATCTTGATATGTGGCAGTTATAAGAGTTTCAGTATTACTTGAGAACATTGCACCTGCAATATCCTGAACCCTCTCTGCATTAACAGTAACAGCACCAGAAGTTACGGTAAAGTCAGTTGAATCAAAAGATGCAACCCCTTTATTACTATCAGTTGCATCTTCTGCAGAAATAGTAATAGTATTATTTGTTACTGCAGTATCAATACCTTCTCCGCCAGAAACGGTCAATGTATCATCAAGAAGTGCGACATCATCAGTTCCACTGTCACCTGCCATACTGAGAGTTGCTGCAGCATCAATGAATGACAGAGCTCCCGAACCATTCGTAGAAAGTACTTGACCACTAGAACCATCTGTTCCTGGTAAAGTGTATGTAAGGTTTGCAGCAAGAGTATCTGGAGACTTTAATGCTACATAATTTGAACCATTATTAGATCCTTCTACAAGATTTACTGAACTCCCAGTTGTTGTATCTTCTCTAGTCCAATAACGGTGAGAACCAAAAAACTTGTTATTGTTTGTTGTGCTATCAATACCTACATATAGTTCGTAGGTATCTGTTGTAAGTGCGGGTTCACCTGCCTGTAGACCAGGAAGATTTGCAAATGCACCTCTTTTAATCTGAATTAAAGGAGAAGACATTTTATTATTTTACAATTGTTTTACTATTTATTATTTATTATTTCTAAAAGCTTCCACCATCGATTGATGAAGAAGTCATATTATTGGGATCGACCTCTGTTTCTATAAGATCTACGAAATTATCAGGTAAATCACCATCTTCTGATGCAACACTTGTAATTGAATCTATTGAAACCATATCAAAAGAATCATTGGAACTGTTATATCGTATTACATGGTTATTCTTAGTAGCTTTTAATGAAGGAAAGTCTGCATCAGATGAATCTCTTAATCTTGTGGGCATTAGAAAGTTCCCCCATCAAAAGAGGTAACTGAAATTTCACCCAAATCTACTTCTTGTTCTAACTGTTCGACGAAATCATCAGGTAAGTCATTATCTTCTGCAGCTACTGAAAGAAGTTCATCTGCTGTCACTAATACGAATTTGTTTGATCCACTATCATAAGAAACAAGAAGATTATCTTTTGTTGCATTTAATTCTCCAAATGCAGTATCGCCCATATCTTGTATTGATGATGGTTGTCTTATGGATTCGACAGTTGATACTTTTGCCTTTTTTTTTCTTACCACATTAGAAATATATTGTGCCAGTGCCATAAGTTTAACCTGTAGTAATGCCCGCAGTCACAAATGCCATCCCTTCTACCAGTCTGGATATTGCACCAGTTCCAGACTCCAACCTAACATCATAATTATAACGTCCTGGTTCTAGCCCAGAAGTTGTTGATGCTGGTAAACTAACCGTAACTTCACCAATTGCTGAAGTGATTGAGACCGAAAATGTGGTAGAGGTTGGAGAATCATAATGTTTTTTCATTTTTGCAGCTCCAGTATACCCATCAAGATTAGATGTAGAACCATCAGATTCAGTAGAAACAAAAGTTTCTGAAAAATCTGCTCCTTGAGGAATAGATATATTGATTACTGGGTTAACTGCCATTGTTCTTTTTAATTATTTATTATCTTTTTGAGGTTTCTGTTTCAAGAGTTTTTGTAACTCTGCGGTAGAACCAACAAATAATGCATTATTAACTGTTGTTGGACCCTTAAGGTCTTTTTCCTCACTTACATCTTTTAATTTCTGTTGAAGTGTAAGTAACTTGTCTGTTGCATCTGCTACGTTCTTGATCAACTGACCAGCAACTTCATATGCTCTTGGCATCTCACTTTCTTGAGCCAATTCCAAAATACCATTGATTGCCTCTTGACCTTTCTCAATAATGGAATACAAATTACCTCTGGTATATTCGTAGTCTTTTTTAATATCTTCGGAACGAGAGGTTATCTTTTCAATCTTTTTTTCCACAACAGTCTCTACTGGTGTAGTCTCTATTTCTGTGGAAGAAACATCAAAAGTTTGGTCCAATTCATCATACTTTTTAGTCATAAATTATCCTCAAAAAGTATTACCATCGAAACCAAAGTTGTCACCAATTTCAATCAGAGAGTTGTCTGCAGCATTAATCTTACCAACTTTTGCACCTAAAAGATGATTCTCAAGTGGTGTTTCATCTTTAGCCCTATCGACGATAAGTTTATTACCACTCTTGGATTTAATATACATCGACTCTTTGTCGATCATAATATAAGATCTAACTGGAATATTTGTTGCATCGTCAACTTCGATAACACCATCATCAAGATCGACATTTGTTGACAATAGGGTTACAACGTCTCCATCATAATTTTTGGTTGCTCTAGGAGTAACCTGATAAGTAAGATCTCTCTCTGCAGCCCTAGAACCTTTAGAACCGGCAATATAACCAATAGAAACCTTATCAATGATTTCACTACTAACATCCTTCACAGGGCCGTACACGTATGTCTTAGCAGTAAATGTCAGTGTATATACAAGAGCTCTTCTGGTATCAAAATTTCCCTCATAATCATCCTCCATCTGAATGGTATCAAGGTTGACTGGAACATACTTAACTTCATTCAAGTTACCTAAAAACTTAATAGGAAGTGAATATGCGGGCTGGAAGTACGGTAAGATTTGTTCGACAATCTGTAACATATCATCATTCAACTTTGTCATAATCGAAAGCTGAACTGTCATATTATATGGAACTGGAACGTAGGTTCTTTTTATAGAACCATCTGGTGTTTCAGTTACGATTGTTTGTGTTTGAGTTACTTTTCTACTTGGGTCATATTCAAGATTAGTAAATTCAAAGGACATTCTTGGAAGAGTAACCTGAACTGGACGATTCAGATTTGTCTCTTGTTCCATTCTAGCAAGAAACTTTTGAGTAGGTCCATAAGCAAGAGGAACTTGAATAACACTAAACGTATCATTATCTCCATCTTTATGACGAACCTCTATCCCATTAAAAAGAGTTCCGAATCCAATAATGACGGATCGAAAGACTTCATTGTAAAAATACTCAAACATTATCCTGCTCTATATTATAACTA